GCTGTAAACCACGGTCAGTTGCCTACTTTATTGTTATTTTGACAGATACTCACCACTTCGTACGGTTGGCCCAGTAGGCGGCGGACATCTTGCCTTTGGCAATGTTTTTGGCGTGGCGTGCTTTGAAGGATTTGTTGCGGGCGCTACCTTCAGGGCTGCCGCTAACGCCTTGTTGGCCGAAGCGGATAAGTTTTACTTGGTCGCCGTCTTTTGCCAAGACTGCGTGTGATTTACTTGGGTGGTTTGGCGTGCGCTTCGGCTTGTTGTAGCCGGAAAACTTTTCGCCGCGATACTCAATCATCGTCCTCTACCTCAATCATGACCTCTATACCTGACCCTAACCGTACCATCAGGCCCGCAAAGTCTTCGGGGTCTTGTGGTGTCATGAAAGCAAACGTTGCTTGAGTCATACGGCTTTCGGCGTCTACTTCCATGTGGGTGCAGAAGCCGGGAACGATGCGAGTGCCCATTATCCGTTGAAAGTGACGGCTATGTGTGGCGTAACACTAGGCGTTCCAGACGAGATAGAGTCGATTCTGCAGCGGATGGTTGAGGTGCTTTTGCCGCTGTAGTAGTAGACGTATTCGCCGTTGGAGTTGATGGTTTTGCTGGTGTCGATTTCGTACCAGCTGGTGCCGCCGTTAAAACTTGCCTCGAAAGCTAGTGTGAAGTTTGCGCCGCCGGTTACTTCAACTGCAAATGTAAACTCGGAGGCGTGCGCGTGGATACGCATCTCGTCGTTTACGGCGGTCATCGCGCCACCGGTGTATTCGACGACGTTGGTGTAACGCTTGGTGTCGGTGACGTTGACGATTGCCATTATTTTTTCTTAGGTTTCTTTTTGGCAGTTTTGGCTGCATCCTTAAAGTTTTTGGCGGTTGGTGCGCCTTTTGATCCGGGCTTACGCATCTTCTCGCCAGATCCTGCAGCGATGCGCTTACGCTTCGCTTGAATGTTTGCGTAGAGACCGCGCTTTTTAGGCATGGACCTGGCTACTTACAGTCCAATTCTACTTCTTTTTGGTGCCCTTGCCTTTGGGCTTTTTCTTGTTGTTGTGGCCGTAATGTCCGGGCATTGAAGTTAAAGCATCTACCACACACGATACTGCGTTCCACCGATATTTTCGGGTTTTGCAAGGTTAAATACTTGTAGGCAGAGGTAGCCGAGGGCGTCGAAGGCGTGGTCAACGCCAAGGTTTTTGTTGGGAAGGCCGGTGCCTGGGGCGTAAGTCAACGTGCGGAGTGCTTTGATTAGTTCTTTACAGCGGGGGTGGATGAACATGCGGCGCGTTCCAGTCGCGTCGAGGAGTGCGGTGTTCACGCAGGTGATCTTGTCGCGGATTTTCCAAGGGGCGCGGGGTGTTGAAACGGTGAAGCCGGATTTGCGGAGGATGCTGTGGTCCGTCGTACCAACGCCTTGGGTTTTGCGGGCACCGCCGGTGGGGTCGGGGCAGCTGATGATGCGACGATCCACGCCGTAGCGGTTCTGTACTTCTTCACAGAAGTCCCATGTAGTAGCGCCACCGGTCATGACGATCTCGTCAAAGATCCAGAGGACGTCGCCTTTTTTGACGGCGCAGATGCCGGTCATTGGATCGACGTTGAAGTCAACGCCAAGTAGTAGTGGCAAAACTGGTAAGTCTTTTACATCTTTTGAGATGTTTGCATCAGCAAAACTTATGGCTACGAGGCCGCTGAGGTTCTCGAAGGATGCTTCGAATTCTTGGCGGAAGGTGCGTTCATCGAGTTGGGCGCGGGCTGCTGCTACTTCTTCGGGCGGGACGTTGCCGCCTTCGATAGTGGTGTAACACCAGCGTTGCCAATCGCCGGTTTTGTCCTCTGGGACGTAGCACCACATGTCGTAGAACCAGCTCGCCGTTCCATCCGGTGTGCTGATGAACAGTGCCCAGCCTTGTTTGTCGGCTAATGCGGGACGTATGACCTCGAACCAGACGCCGGGTTCCATGAACGCGGCTTCGTCGAGAACGACGCCAGACAGGCTGCGGCCACGTAGGGCCATTGCGTTCTCGGTGCCCTTTAGTTCGATGGTTGCGCCGTTGACAAGTTCGATTTTGAGGTCGGTTTCGTTCTTGCTACGTACCAGGACAGGTGGGATTAGTTTTTTGAGGACTTTCCAGGCGATGTCCTTCGCCATTCGGTAGGTGGGAGCGCAGTAGAAGAAGGTTTCGCCGGGTGCGTTGGCGGCCTTTTGTAGTAGTTCGATGCAGGCGAGGTAGCTTTTGCCGAAGCGGCGGCCTGCAACGAGGACGCGAAAGCGTTTGGGGCTGGTGAATACCTCGAATTGCGCTGGTCTTAGGTCAATATCAATCGGTTTCGACATCTTCGGTCTCGGTTACGTCGATTGGGGGTAGTTGCGCGGCCTCCGAACCAGGCATTTGCGCTGGTGGTTGGACGCGAACGCGGATTTCGGGCAGCGATTCGGTGGCGGTGGGTTCGTCGCAGCCGATTTGACGTGCCAGGGAGTCGAGAACTTGGGCGGCGGTGTTCATTTGGCCGCGTTTTAAGGCGGCGTTAAGGACTTTTTGCCGCATGGAGAAGATGCGGGCTGCGTAGGTCTCGCGCTCGGCTGCGAAATCTTGGTCGTTAAGTTTTGTGACTTCACGCCAGTCGCGCCAGGCCGTTTCTTCGCTGATTTGCTCTTTGCTGGCGTGGTCGAGGACTAGCTGTTTGGCTGGGAGTCCTTCGAGTTGGCGCAGGTACAGGCGCTTGACTCGCTCGTTTTTGCGAAACGCTGTACGAGTAATCTTTGGCGCGTGTTTGTTCTCTTTGGGTTCTTCGTTAGGCCCCACAGAGGCGTCTTTTTCTTGCACGAGATTCACAGAATCTTACTTAAAGAATAACAACGTTCCAGCCAACATAACGGGTGCTTGTATTTTTCGCCACAGCGGCTGTGCTACAGAGGAAACTTGACCCCTGCCCCTATTACAGTAGAATTTTTGTGTGTTGTTCGTGGAGGTTCCCTGACTCCGTATGGCTGTTGTGCGCGGCCGAACCCTACCCCCTGTTGCGAACGGCTCGCAATAGCGCTGGTCTGGTGGACGCGGCGCTATTGCAAACGGTTCTCAGCTGATTTATTTATACTTAAGCGGCTGCTAATCTCCGACGAATTGTAGAACGTGAGACTCCGAAGATGTCGGCGAGTTGTTGCTGAGAATAGCGGCCAGATCGATACATTCTTTTCACTTTGACGTGTTGGGATTCAGTTAACCAAAAAAGAAAGATGATGGGCAGAGTGATACAAACGAGAAGAATTGCGAAAGTCGAAGTAAACATTGATTTTTTAAAAACCGGTTGATAGTGGTGTTGTCCGGTTCTCCTTTAGTATATTACACCAGCCGCATCTGCCAACGTGCCAGCAACAATCCGAAACATTAGCAGTGTTAATAGGTCGCCTGGATCACATCAGTGACAGTGACGTCTCATTTTGTGACAGTAGCCTGGGGAACTGGCCAGATCCACTGCAGCGCAACGGACCCAGACACTAGCTATTTGGTGGGCTGTCAGCAGAGAAGCTAAATCTGCTCATTAGCACGAGCCGAAGCGATCAACAGCGCAGGACTTGCGACGAAGAAAACACTAAACAACATGATGCCCATGGGGCGGCGATTCTCAGGCGTCACAGGCGTCAGGATGGCCGCAGCTGTGGCCAGAATCGTCAGTGCTGCGGAGGCAGCGCATAAACCGAGGGAACGTGTAGTCATGAGATTGGAGAGGGTTGTGCGGTGGGTGTTCCGCTTGCCTACAGTGTAGCAGATCAGCCGGCAGTCTCAAGCCTTGCGCTGATTTTCTTCCGTTTTGCGGCATGGGCACGGAACGCCACCACCGCGCCACGATCTGCCCTAGCGCACAAACGGCAACGGTCGCAGGTCATTCCCTCGCGAGTCTGAGCAGGACAAACCACAAAAGCGCACCCGTGCTCATCGCGCCACCGCGTGCGCTCATCATCATGAGCCACCACTACGGTTGACGGATAACCTTGCCTGTGGCGTTTGCTTGCCTGCGCTTCGGTGTCACAGCTGAGGTTCACAGTGAATCCAGCGGCTGTGGCATCGCGGACCATCAGCAGATTCCACTCATCCTGACGGTGGTGAGTGTAGGTATACGGGACGACGCCAGACTCGACAAACGTGCCAGCTAACATCTGCAACGGAGTCTGCAGAATCCGGCCGTTGCCATCGTGGCTGAGATCGCCTGCTGTGTTGTGACGCAGTAGCGTTCCGAGTTTCGGCTTGAGCTCTTTAAGTTGGCTGTGCAGCCACAGCCAGTCACCGGACTTTATGCCGTCGTTACGGTCAAGCCGATCCCACCACAAACGCTCGTGTCCTTGCTTCGCATAACAAGTCCCGTCCATTTTGTGCGGACATGTTGCCGGGCAGGTTTCTGAAGTGCTCCTAGTGTTGATAGTC